TTACTGATGGCTATGAAGCTGACGATGGGCTAGGAATTAATCAAACAACAGATACTATCATCTGTACGATTGACAAGGATCTTGATATGGTTCCCGGTTTACATTACAGTTGGCCTATCGTAAGAAAAGGAGAAGTTGTACGGGAAGGAAGGATCTATGAAGTATCAGAAATCGAAGGGCTTAGATCCTTTTACCGCAGCATTCTTGTTGGTGATCGCACTGACAATATCTTTGGTGTTGATGGTATTGGTAAAGTAAAAGCTGCCCGTATTATTGATGTTCTAGATGATGAACAAGACATGATTGAAACAGTGTTCTCCCTCTATAAGGAAGATGTGGAACGGTTCATAATGAACGCACAATGTCTATGGATTTTACAACAAGAAGGAGAAACATGGGCACACAGAGTAAACCCATTGATTTTACCAGACCAGTTACAACAAGGGCTGGAAGTAACATTAAAATCTATGAAGTCTTTTATGGAAAGTACATCAATGGAGCCTACTATGATCCAGATACCGATGTATATTATCCGTGTCAATGGGATATGTCCGGAGTCTATGGAAGCAGAAAGTCTTCCCTTGACTTAGTTAATGTAAAGGAATTCCCTGTTGGAGAATAAACCGTGGACAGAAGGACGCATTAAAAGTTTTATTGTTAGTGTCCTTCGTGCTGGTGCTAGGCGTTGGCCGCCTAAGTACCAGACACTAGAAGCAGCTTGTATTGGACAGAAGATAAATGCTAAGACAAAGCGTCTCGCCAAACACTATGTATGTAATATGTGTAAGGAAGAGTTTACATCTAAGGATGTAGAAGTGGATCACATAAATCCAGTCGTTAGCATACAAGATGGTTTCATTGATTGGAATGAGTTTATTAAACGACTCTATTGTGGAAAGGAAAACCTACAAGTATTATGCAAACCCTGTCACAAAATCAAAACCAAGAACGAGAGAAAGAAGTGATGGTTAGATATAAATACTCTAATGGTCATTATGAAATCCGTACCTTCCCTACATGGAAAGATGCAGATTGGTTTGGAAGAATGGAACCTCATTGTAAAGAATGGGAACAGATTAATTGAAACACTTCATCCTACCAGATGTACAAATTAAGCCGGAGTTTCGTAGAGACTTCTTAAAAGCTATTGGTATGTACATCTTAGAAAAGAAACCAGATGTTATCATTTGTCTAGGTGACTTTGCAGATATGCCATCCCTTTCCACATATGATGTAGGTAAGAGGTCATTTGAAGGACGTAGATATAGGGCTGATATTACAGCAGTACATGAAGCCATGCATATTCTTCTTGATCCACTAGTAGAGTATAATGTACGCGCCAAAGCAAACAAAAAGCGTGTGTATTCTCCGCGCCTAATCCTTACCTTAGGTAATCACGAAGATAGAATTAATCGTGTTATCAATGATGATCCTAAATTGGATGGTACAATATCAATACAGGACTTAAATTATGAGAAGTTTGGGTGGGAAGTTTACCCATATAAAGAAGTGGTATTGGTCGATGGTATTGCGTATAGCCATTGCTTTGTTACTGGCGTTATGGGCCGCCCAGTCACGTCCGCGAGAGCACTCGTCACCAAGAAACATATGAGTTGTGTGCAAGGACACAATCAGAAAATGGAAATCTACAATGAGTATCGTGCCGATGGTAAGATGCTCACAGGTTTGTTTGCTGGTTGTTGTTATATGCATGATGAGGATTATCTAGGGCCACAAGGCAATCACTATTTCCGTGGTATCCATATGCTCTACGATGTGCATGATGGTGAGTTCCATACACATAGTATTACTCTTGATTATCTTCTCAAACGATATAAAAGAAAGCAACAAGATGATAGCTAAACAGGTATGGCCCCTAGTAGTTAGGGATATGCTGGCAAGGAATGAAGAGGGGGCTGTTAAGTACAATCGCTATCTTCAAACAGATTGTCCAGACAATATGCTACAACATTTATATGAGGAGTTGTTAGATGCTGCTGTTTACACAAAAACCCTTCTAGAAAAGCAAGCTGAGCAAGAGTGGATTAAAGTAAAAGATTTTGAAGAAAAAACAATAAAGGAAGCAACCGAACAATGGACATCAAACAATACCAACAATGGACTCTCTCAACTGCCATATACCCCGGAGCAGGTGAACACGGATTCAATGAGGCATTATACCTTACCCTCGGACTTGTTTCTGAGTCCGGGGAAGTTGCTGGAAAAGTCAAGAAAATCATACGGGGAGATAATGTCCATCCCTATGATGTAGTCTCTGAGTTAGGGGATGTTCTCTGGTATCTAGCACGTACATGTGACAATATGAATATGACTTTAGAAGACCTTGCTGATATTAACTATCAGAAACTTATGAAGCGTAAGGAAACAAACACAATTCAAGGAGATGGCGATCATCGAGAACAAATTGTTCATACCACATAAATATAAATGCCTAGAATGTAACAGCATAATTTCCTCCTCCTATCCGGGGGAGTTTAAGACATGTTCTTGTGGCAAGTGTTTTGTAGATGAAACACAGCACTACGTACGTATTGGCGGTTATCCAGTTCTTATAAAGGAAGATGAATGAGCATCCTATTAACTACACTACTCTCTGCCCTTCTACCTGTTGGGGTAGAGGGTATCAAACAAATCATCACCACAAAGATTGGTGGTGTAAAACCAACAACAATTTCAGAACAACTTCAGATTGATGACTCTGAGATTAAGAAGCTACAAGCTGTTGCTGCTTTAGACAATCCTGGAGGTACTCCTAGTCAATGGGTTATTGACTTACGTGCATCTGCTCGTTATGTAATGGCTGGTGTTGTCATCTTCTCAGGTGTTGGTGCAATGTTTGTACCTGATATGGCAATGGAAGTTAAGGCACTTGCATTTGAAGCTGCTAACATTGCATTTGGATTCCTCTTTGGTAGTAGAATTGTCTCTGGATTTGCTAAGAAATAATGTTATACGAAGATTTTAAACTAGACTTACTTGAGCAAGACCCTGTAGAAATACTAGATAGATTTAACATCACTACGTTTGATTTGATTGAACGCTTTGAGGACAAGATTGAGGCTGCTTTCTATGAACAGGAAACTCAAGAAGAATATTATGACTATGAAGAAGAAGACGAATAAAAATTTTCGTCAACTGGATAGAGAGCAGAAAAAAGGTAAGAAGTCTTTCCGTCTGCGACAACAAGAAACAGTAGAACAAACTAACGAAATTAAAGTATATGCATATAGAAAGATTTAAGACTAGCTTTGCAACAAACATTTTTAGGCAGAAATATGCACAAGGAAATAACGATACGTGGGACTCACTTGCTGAACGGCTCGTGGAAGATGTCTGTGGAAGCAGATGGGGTACAGTACCAGCCCTTATGTCACAAGGAGATCGTGACCAGCTTGCAGACTATATTAAGCGAATGTTATTTCTTCCGGGCGGCCGATACCTTTACTACGCAGGACGGCCAGCAAAGTTTTACAATAACTGTTACCTGCTAAGAAGTGAGGAAGATACTAGGCAAGACTGGGCTGACTTAACATGGAAGGCAACTAACTGTTTAACAACAGGAGGTGGAATTGGAAACGATTATTCGCGCTTACGACCAGAAGGTAAACCTCTATCCCGTACAGGGGGAGTCAGCAGTGGCCCTCTACCACTCATGTCTGCAATTAATGAAATCGGACGGAGCGTCATGCAGGGAGGAAGCAGGCGTTCTGCAATTTACGCCTCTCTCAACTGGCTTCACGAAGATATCCCCAACTTCCTACGTATTAAGGATTGGTCAGATGATGTAAGGGCAGCTAAGGCAAAAGACTTTAACTTCCCTGCAATGCTTGACATGACTAACATCTCTGTTAACTATGATGATAAGTGGCTATACAACGCAGATAGAGCAAACTTACATACGTTTGTAGAGAATTGTCGTCAAGCAATGAAGACAGGGGAACCCGGCTTTAGCTTTAACTTTGGAAGTAAACAGAATGAAACACTTCGTAATGCTTGTACAGAAGTTACATCTGAAGATGATAGCGACGTATGTAATCTTGGGAGCATCAATCTCGGCAATATATCTTCTCTGGAAGAGTTCAAAGATGTTGTACAGTGTGCCACAAAGTTCTTGGTATGTGGAACTCTCCGAGCCGACTTACCCTATGAAAAGGTGTATAAAGTCAGGGAAAAGAACCGAAGGTTGGGTCTCGGTCTCATGGGCATCCACGAATGGCTCCTCAAACGTGGATATGGATATGAAGTAACTGATGAACTACATAAATGGTTGGAGGTCTATCGTGATGAAAGTGAAAGAAGTGGTAAAGAACATGCTGACCACTTATATATTAGTCGGCCTGTTGCTTACAGGGCCATTGCTCCTACGGGTTCTATCGGAATTTTGGCAGGTACTACTACTGGTATTGAGCCGCTGTTTGCTGTGGCCTATAAGCGTCGGTATCTCACAGATGGCACCAAGTGGAAATATGAATATGTTGTCGACAGTACTGCCGATCTTCTCATAAAAGAATATGGACTAAATCCTGATACTATTGAGACAGCTTACAAACTAAGCCATAACTATGAACAACGAATTAAGTTCCAAGCAGACATTCAGGATTACGTTGACATGTCAATCTCATCTACCATTAACCTACCTGCTTGGGGCAGTAAAGGGAATAGAGAAGAGGACGTTAGCCACTTTGCACAAGTGCTTAGTGTATACGCTCCACGACTACGCGGGTTTACGTGTTATCCAGATGGAAGTAGAGGAGGTCAACCCCTCACAGAAGTAAGTTATGAGGAGGCTATGAAGCACAAAGGAATGGTATTTGCTGAGAATGATATATGTTCTATCTCAGGTAAAGGTGGTACGTGTGGTGGTTAATTTAAAAAGGAAACAAATGTTTGATTATGAATTTGAACAGAAGCAAATGATGTCTGATATGTTTGATGCACAACAAGAAGTTTCACAAGAAGTGTTCTTCTGGTTGCGTAGTAACTAACCACTCCTCCATTGCCGACCTAGTTATAGGCTCCAACTTTGGATAAAGCGAAGCCCCCTTGGATTGCTCCTTGGGGGCTTTCTTTTATGCTTGTGGTAGATTGAACAACTTCATCTCTTCTGCTCTACGATTAGAGAGTCCTGTAGAGGTAACACCCTTTACTTTATTCCATCGTAAGAATTGATTAGATGCTTCCATATACTTACCTTCATTTAACATCTTCAGTAGAGTACTTGTCTGTAGATTACCCCATCCTAGATTGAATACAAAGCTCGTCAGTGCTCCATATTGATTGTTGTTAAGTGGTACCTTCACCAATCTGTCGATTGCCTCTGAAGCTTCTAGCATGTCCTCCAAGAGCCATTGATTAGCTTGGTCTTCTGTACAAACATCTCCTAGCTTAACTCCTTTCGTATGTCCATAACCTATTGTTGGTACTCCAGCAGTACATAGGTAAGCCTCCAATCGAAGACCCTCCCATTTCTTAATCAAATCAAATCCAGTCATTCTTTCTGTCCAAACTTAAATAGTTGTATTGCTTTTCTCTCACCAGAACCTTTAACTACCTTACCTGCTTTGTTAGCAATTAGTCTAATCTCTTGTGGAGTTAGTCTGTTATGTAGTTCCAGTTCTATCTTAGATACAATTTGTTTCTCAGTCATACCAAGTTCTACCATCTTGTCAATGAACTTTGGATTACCTGTCTCAACATATAAGACACCAGCCCTATCCTTTTTAGCTGATAGGTTTTGTTCCTTCTCTGCTGTCTCAAAGTCTCGTTGTTCATCCCAACGCCGTTGTGTTGTCTTACCCCCCATAATACCTGCTGCTACATCTATAGGCTGTTCTTTGGCGTAGGCGGTGGCTTTGCTACCACCGGCAAGCATATCAGTAGTTCCCCCTAATACATTTGTATTCTCAAGACCAATTGCTTTCTTAGCTGCATATCCAAGATGACCTGCTGGAGCAATTACATCAAAGGCTTTCCTTGTATCAGCCAAACTCTTATTACCAGAGACTGCCTGTCCAATATCTACCATAGCTCCTGGAACAGACGCACCCCAAGAGAGCATTGCCATAGTCTCATTAGGTTGTGTCCAACCACCAACAAGACCAGCTATCAGCGTTGGGAAGGTTTCATTAGCTCTAACAGAGCTAGCTAAATCCAAACCAGACAGGCTAGGCACACCATACATTACTGTTTGTCTCTCTTGCTCACTCAATGGAGTTAGTCTATTCAAGAACCCATCATCAGATGCAAAGATGTCTAAGATAGATGGCAGAGTAAAGTCATTAAAGTTCTTGTTAATGTAGCGTCTAAACTGCTCATACTCTTGAATGAACTGCATACCCATAATACCACTAGTAGCAATAGTAACTAAGGTGTAATTAACCAGTGGCCCCCACGTCCTATAGTCTTTGGGGGAAACATGTTTAACAGCAGCAATCAAACTACCCAAGGCATTCTGTCCAAATCCCATGAGTGGTTGAACAACATCTCCGATACCACCAAGATGAGAGAACACAGGAGCAGCATTAGCTTTGTCATATAGATTAAGTATCTTACCAGTAGCAAATCTTGCTTGCTCTCTAGCCACCTTCTCAGACATACCTAAGTCAGTGAAGTGTGTCTTAGCTATTGCATAAGTCATTACACGAGATACAGAATCCATTGCCTTGCCCGGAGCTTGCATTAGTACATAATCCTTGAAGGCTTTATACACAGGCTTACTAGAGTCTTGTAAAGACATGGCCTCAATGAAAGCCGGTTCAAACACATTATACTGCTGGCTATCCTCCTTGATTGCTTTCCATAATGCCTTGTCACCAAGAGATAGTTTAGTAAGTCCCTTAGCAAAGGATAGATAGGCTCTTGCTCCATGACCTCCATAAGAGAGATGTGATATGGTGCCCGGTGGCACACTCAACACCTGACCTATAATAGAGAACATCATCTTAGGCATCATCTTTGTTAAGTAGAATGATTCCTTAATACCCTCATATACAGACCTAGCTGCGCTCTTATCTACTACATACTCTTTACCAAAGAC